CGGGGGGAACCCCTTCGCCGGCGTGCCGGGAACGATCATCGCGGCGGACTACTTGAACGCCCACCAGGAGGAGCTCGTCTCCATGGTCGAGGCCGAGGGCCTCGCGGCGGACAAGCTCGACACCACCCAGGTCCGCCAGGCGATCCTCCTCGCGATCGCTCGCGTCGCCGGCGTCGAGCTCGTCTTCACCGCCGGCGCGAACCTCACGGCGGGCCAGGGACTGCTCTCGGGCGACGTCTTCGGCGTGGTGAAGGCGACCGTCTCCACCGGACAGCAGGCGACCCTCCAGGTCCTCGGAGCCTTCAACCTACCGAAGGTGACCGGCGACGCGATGACCCTCCACCAGCGCGTCTACTGGGACAACGCGCAGGCGAAGCTCACGACGACCTCGGCCGGGAACCGCTCCGCCGGGGTGGTAGTCGACGCGGCGGGCGCGGGGACGACGAGCGTCCTCCTCCTGCTCCAGGGCCCGCCGAACCTCTGACCGTCTGGCGGTCTGGTGGAAAGACGGGTGGCCCACCAGGCTACCGCGCGCTCGGTTTCGCCCGGCCGTGATGGTTCCGCGCACGGCCCCCAGGAAGAGGCGCGCGCGGCATCGGTCGAGCGAACGCGCGGGGTCCGCTGCTCCCGGTTGGGGGGAGGAGGGAGGAGGGGGAGCAGGAGACCAGGAGCTCCCAGGGAACCCCTTTCCACCCGGAGGGCCACCCGCGGAGGCGCCGGCGAAGGTGAACACCGAACCGACCGGCCCTCCGTGGAGAAACCTACCCCGGTTCCGCTCAGGAAGCGTTCGCTCCGTGTCCGAGATATGTACCAGGCCGGGGGACGGGCCGACCGAAAGGGAGCAAAGACCATGAGCGTTCAAGAGATCCTGAAGGCGATCGAGGTCGACGAGAAGCTGCACGAGGTCGAGCGTCGCGGAGCGCGCGCGCTCGAGACCGAGGAGAGCCGCCGGGGCCGCGAGGCCCTCGAGCGTATCAGCCGGCGCGAGCTCAAGGACCGCGCCCAGGCCCGCCTCCAGGTCCGGGGGGCGCGCTCGTGAGGGCCTTCCTCCGCCGGGCGGGCGAGGACCTCGTCCACCTCCCCGGGGCGGTCTCGGCTTGCTACGTGCTCGCCGCGCTGCTCCGGAGCTGGCTCGCCTCGGAACCGCCCATGATCGACGTCCTCCCGCTGCTCGTGATCGCGGTCTACGGTCTCGCGCGCGCCTTCCACCAGCTCGTCCGCGCGGACGACTGGGTCTGGTCCGCGCTTTCCACCTCGAACGAAGAGGAGCTCACCTCGTGAACCCCGTCGCTTTCCACCGTGCTTGCGCGTCCTTCCACCTCCTCGCCGGCCTCCTACTCTGCCTCGCCGTGGGAGGGGGTGCCTGGGCCGCGTTCGCCTTCGCCCTCTGCTCGACGCACGGGTGGCGCTCGGTCTGGCTCGAGGCGAAGGGCCGCCGTGGCCCGGCGCACGCTACCCTCTCCGCCGAGGACCTCCGGTGATCGTGAGCCATGAGCGAGCGCGGACGTTGAGGGCGGACCTCCTCGCCCGAGGGGCCGCGACCACGGACGAGCTCGTGGCGCGTCTCGGCTGGCCCGAGGCCGTGGTCCGCGGCGCCCTCCGTCTCCTCGGCGACGCCGGCGAGGTGGACTACTACCTGCGCACGGACGCGGCCGGGAAGCCCGTTCGGGTGTGGGAGGCGGAAGACCCCACGTGTTGAAGGGGCGCGCGGCCCTCGAGGCGGCCATGGCCTTCGCGCGACGCGGTCGCGGCGCGAACAAGTACCACGTAGCGCCGCGCGCGGAGCGCACCGCGAACGGGATCGTCTTCGCGTCGAAGGCCGAGGCCGCGCGCTACCACGAACTCGAGCTGTTGCGCGCGGCCGGGCACGTGCGCTTCTTCCTCCGCCAGGTCCCGTTCCACCTCCCCGGCCGCACTCGCTACCTGCTCGACTTCCTCGTCTTCTGGACCGACGGCCACCAGAGCTTCGAGGACGTGAAGGGGACGAGGACCGAGGTATACGAGCTCAAGCGGCGCCAGGTGCTCGAGCTCTACGGCCTCGAGATCCAGGAGCTCGGGGCCCGTCGGCGCTCCGAGCGGCGCTAGATACCCTTCACTCCTTCTTCAGGCTCAGCCCGGATTGGCTCTCGAAGTTCGCCTGGTCCGAGCGCGTCCAGCACTCGTGGAGCTGTGCCTCGAGCAGATCGAGCCGCCTCCCGACCTCGGTCAGCGAGTCGGCGCGCGCGGCCCGCGAGATCGCGATCTCCGACTGAAGCCGGCGGTCCAGGTCGATGAGCTGGCTCCGGAGCGTCTCGTCCGCGAGGTTCAGCTCGCGCTGGAGCTTGTCGTCGAGCTCGCGGAAGGTCGAGGCGATGCCGGCGCGGTTCGTCTCGGCGAGCGCGTGGATCTGTTCGAGCCGCTGCTCCGTGCGCCCGCGGACCTCGGCGTTGCTCTCGCGGCTGTTCTCCAGGACGCCGAGCCGGTTCTCCATGCGCTCCTGGTCGCGCGCGTAGCTCGCACCGAAGGCCCCCCCCGAGCGCGAGCACGACCGCCGAACAGACGGACGCGGCGGCCCAGGTAGACTTGGTTCCATTCCCGTTCATCGGACGTTTTTTTGGCGTAAATCGGGGCCCTGGAGTGGGGGGCTAGGGGATCTCGGCCTCGACGGTCCAGCGCCCGGCGAAGCGCCGGAACGTGCCCCCAGCCGGCGGGGTCGTGAGCTCGGGGACGCCCACGTTCCGCTTGGTGGTGATCGCGACCGTGGTCACGGTGTGGGTCGTGCCTACGCCGGCGATGAACTCCGTGATGGTGAAGGACCCGGGGTTCGTGACGTCGATCGCGTACCAGAGCGTCGAGGCGAGGACCGCGAGGCTGTCTCCGTACTTCTCGACCGCGAACTTCTCCGCGAGTGGGCGGATGCCCACACCAGCCCCGCCTTGGGCCGTGTCCCACAGACACTCGACCCAGTCAATGTTGCCGGTCGAGTTGTTGGTGACTACGTCGGCGGCCGAGCTCTTCTCGAAGTAGCGCTGGCACTTGGCGAGCTCGAGCACAAACGGGGTCGAGAAGAAGCCCGGGTCGGAGGTCCCGCGCTGGAACACGACCCCGGTCAGGCGCACGTCGTGCGTCTGGGAGGCGAAGCGGATCCGGAGCTCGAGGTTGTGATTCGCGCCCTCGACCTTCGCGAAGGTCGTAGGCAGGGTCCCGAACCAGACCAGGCGGCGCCAGTTGCCGTCGATCGTGTCGCCGGCCGGTGCAGCCAGAGCCGTGACGACGTCGCCCGAGCCCCCCGCGCCAAAGCGCTGCACGACCTCGACGGCCACGACCTGGAGGTTCGCGCCGGCGAGCTTCTGCGCGTCAAAGGCGAGGACCACGGGCTGGGATGCAAACGTGTGCACGTTCTCGAGGCGCGTACTGATCTCGCTCTGCCCTCCGCCGGCGTTGGAGGTCTTCTCGAAGCGCATCGCGAAGCGCGCGCGCGAGGGCGAGGGGTCGGAGACGATTCCGACCGCGACGCGCGAGACCGTGCCGATGTCGCCCACAAGACCCGCGTCGATGAGCCAGCGGTCCGGGCCGCGGTAGGCCGGCGAGGTGCCGAGCACGGAGCCGGCTGTCGGAGTGGGGCCGAACCGTTGCCATATCTGGAAGTCCCCGTTGATCACGAGGTTTCCCGCGTAGCTGCGCGCGACGGCGCGCAGCACGGCCTGGTGCCACTGCGTCCGGTCGCCCTTGTCCAGGATCAGGTCCTCGGCCTCCACCAGGTGAGCGCCCTCCTCCTGCATGGCGTTGAGCCAGTCGTCCGTGACGCGCGTCGCGGGGATCGCCAGGAGCGGGTCTCCCTCGGTGAAGAAGCCCGGCGTCCCGACGGGCTCAGGCGAGGGGATGACCGCAGCGGCGGTGGGGTGGTCGACTCGGTGCATGGATCAGGTCCTCGTGGGGATCGGCAGGACGAGCGGGATCGGCACCGTCGACGGCACCGCGGAGTTCCAGGGGGCGTAGCCGGCGTAGGGCTTGTCGTAAGCGTAGAGGAAGTGAACGTGCGCGGGCTTGATGGCGTCCAGGGTACACTCGAGGACGCCGTTCCCGTGGGTCACGAGCGGTTCGCCCGCGACCGAGAGGCCCGCGCGCGCGAAGCGCGGGGTGATCTCCCCCGCGTGGATCTCCGCCACGAAGGCCCAGTCGTCGTCGTAGGCGTGATCCCCGGCCGAGCTCCCCGCCACGAAGGCGTGGAACTCGACGATGTCCACGACCTCGACGTCGTACCCGAGGCCCTGGGCGACCTCCGCCAGGTGGAAGCGGTTCTGACCGCCGGGCTTGGCGATCTTCAGGTGGGCCGCATAGCGCTGCTCCGTCGTCGTCTGGGGCAGGCCGTCGGTGCAGTCGTCCGCCAGGCCGAGGAACTCGATCCACTCCGGCAGGACCTCGAGCACGGTGCGGAGGTCCGCCTCCTCGTGCAGGTCCAGGGATCGCTCCTCGACGTCCGCGAGGAGCTCGGCCTGCGCGCGCAGGAGATCGAGGAGGACGCTCACGGGTTCAGGACCTCTTCGGCCACGCTAATCCTCGAGGCAGGAGCCCAGCCAGGGCCTCGAGGTAGGCTGGCCCGAGCTCGGGCTTCGTGGGGAGGGGCGCCGGTATGACCGGCGCGAAGACGGCCGGACTCGGGAGCACGAAGAGGAGAGGGACGGCCGCTGGTTGCTTCGGGGCGATGACCGCTGGCGTCGGCAGGGCGAGAGGAAGAGGAAGCGGGCTCGGCGCGAGCTGATTCTCGATCAGGACGGTGGGGACGGGGAGCTCGAGCTCGAGCAGGGTCGCGTCCGGCTCGAGCGCCGGGATCCGCGAGACGCCCCACAGGAAGAGGCGCCCAGCTTGCGAGGTCACGACGTTGAGCGAGAGGCCGGTCGGCGTGATCGCGACCGAGGTCGCTCGGAAGGCGGTCCCGCCGGAGCCGGAGACCACGTTCCACTCGCCCGACTTGTACCGCGAGTGGGCCACGGTAGGGGTCGAGTCGGGGTCCAGGCCCTCGTCGATCGCGCAGGAGATGGAATGGGTCTCCACCCCATCGGTGACGAAGATCCCGAGCTGTTGGGCCTCGGGTCCGGTCTCGAGGGCGTCGTCGCTCGTCGCACCGATCCATACGCCGATCACGACCTCGCAGTAGCGGCCAAGGCCGACGAGCGGCGTCGTCCCGCTCTCGCTCCCGGTGAACTCCTCCTGGGCGATCAGCCCGACGCGGTCGTCCGCCCAGTTGAAGCCGAGCCAGAAGGCGCCCACGGTGTCGCCGTCGCGCTCGAAGCCGTCGGTGACGAAGTCGGTCACCGCGTCGTCGCTGATCGTCGTCGGGACGCCGGACGCCTCCTGGATCGTGCCCGCGTAGGTGCCCGTGCTGGAGTATTGGCCGCACGAGACGGGGTCCGCGGCCGTGGGCCAGCACGTTGCCGCGTGTCCCTGGACGATCGAACCACCGTCGACGGCCCCGCCGATCGAGAACGAGAAGCCCGTCGCCACCCCGCCGAAGCTCCCCCGCTTCGCGAAGCTCAGGAGGTGGGTCGGGTTGCCGGCGGTGTAGAAGGACTCGTTCCCGTTGGCCGCCCCGGCGCGAACCCCGCACCCTCCGAAGAGGATCACGATCAGCTTGACCTTCCTCGAGGAGGAGAGCCCGGAGACGTCGGTCCAGTCGACCGAGATCCCGTCCGAGAGGTCGGTGACCGTACCCAGGGCCCAGTTTCCGCCGAGCGTCGCCGGGTCGAGGACGCGGATCAGGCCGCTCCCGCTCGACGAGGTCGACGCCGTGTGGCGGGCGATGGAGGCCCCGCTCTGGCCCGCGCGGAAGAAACTCGCGAGTCCTCCGGCCTTCGTGCTCGGTCCTTGCTTCGAGAAGTAGGCGAGCGAGAGCTGGGCGGAGCTGGCCTCGGTCAGGTAGTCGCCCGAGACGAAGACGACGGCGCCCTGGAAGTCGGTGATGTTCGGGGAGGTGTAGTTGACGACCCCCGTCGAGAGGGGTGCGTCGACCACGAGGACGGCGAACTCGTCGGCCATGGCTTCGGGGACGCCTCCTCCCTCTACACGAAGGTGACCGTCCCGAGGACGGGGAGGCTCGTCGCTCCGACGACGACGTCGCCGGCGGGGACGGTGAGGACGTGGTCCTGTTCGCCCGCGGCGGTCGCGATCGCCTCGACGAACTTCGCGTGCGAGATCGTCCCGCCAGGGACTCCCTCGCGAACGAGCATCCCACGGAGCGCGTCCGCGACGGCCTCCTGGACGGGGAGCGTGTTCGGCGTCAACTCGACCGTGATCGCGACCGCCTGGGCGACCGGGGGGATCGTCGTCACCGCCGCGGTGACCGGAGCGCTGTCGCGCCGCGTCTCGTCGGTCAGCCGGTCCTGGACCTCCTGGACCTTGGCCGCGTTCGGGATCGGACCGCCCGGGTCATCGTCGACCGCGAAGAGGACGAGCACGGTCCCGAGGCCGAGGCCGTTCGCGATCACGAAGACACGCGTGACCCCAGGAACCTCGCGTGCCCAGGCTTCGTAGTCGGCCACGGACCCACCTTGGGGGGGCGCCGACACGAAGGCCTGCAGTCGATCGCGGAGCTCACGATCGGTCTCGGTGTCGAGCCCGTTCACGAGGCCGCCGGCGGCCACGGTCGCGCCGGTCACTCCGGCAACGGGGGTTGCGAGCGAGAGCGTCGTGGCCGCGGCGGTGTTCCCGGCGAGCCCGGCGAGCTCGGCGAGGACGGGCAGGGAGACGACACCGGCCGCGATCGTCCCGCCGGCCGTGGTCGTGAAGCGTCGACCGTCGGCGCGCTGGACGACCGTTCCGAGGGGCACCACGACCCCGCTCGTCCCGGCGAAGGTGACCGTCCCCGTCGCACCCGCGGCCGGCCGGCGCTCGAGACCGAAGAGATCGGCCCAGCGCTCGAGGACCTCGGCGTCCGCGGTGAGAGGCACGACCTGGCGGGAGACCCAGTCGAGGTAGCCGTAGAGCCCGTGGAGTCCGCCCGCCCAGACGCGAGCCAGGACCTTGAGGACGGAGCGCTCGAGGAGGGAGCCCAGGCCCAGGCGCGAGGCGGTCTCGCTCTCCGCCCGGGCCACGAGCTCGGCGAGGGTCGGGCGCGCGAAGGTCACGCCTCAATGGTGCCGTCCGCGCTAGGGGACTGCCACCAGCGCGAAACGGGCCGGCCCCACCTCGAGAGTGATCGCTAGCTGGGCCGTCCAGAGGTCCGCCCGCACCGTGGCCCGGCCTCGGAACAGGTGCACCTCCAGGAAGAGCGTCTGGCCGTCGAGCCTCGAGGCCGTGGCCTCTATCCGCTCGGCGATCCCCTCCTCGACGAGCCAAGCGAGCGCCGCGCGCGCGTGGGCCTCGGCTTGAACCAGCGTCTCGTTCCGGAGCTTCGAGCGCTCGAGGAGCCAGAGGAGCGATCCAAAACCAGCGCTTCGATCCTCCTCGAGGACCTCGGCCGCCCACCAGCCGCGGCGATCGGTCCCGAGGTCGGGGAGCTCGTCATCGGCCGCGGCGAGCGCGTCCGAGAAGAGCGAGACGAGGACCGCCGTCGTCAGGCCATCCTCCGTCCGGAGGTCTCCCCCCTCGAGCACGAGGTCGAGGGTCTCGTCGACCGGGACGAGCGCGACGTCGATCACAAGCCCAGTGTAGCGCTCTCACGCCGTCGGCACCGGCGGGCCGGTCGTCCCGCCCTGCGGGTCCGAGTGCGTGTGGGCGTTGTACGCCGTTCGGAAGGCCGCGAGCGTCCCGACGAGGTCCTTCACGTTGCCGGTCGCCTCGACGTCGCCCGTCACCGCGACCTTCCCGGTCACCTTCAGGTCGCCGGTCGCCTCGATCTCGACGGATCCATCGGCGCGGACGTAGATCCGGGCCGGCCCCGTGGCGTAGAGGCAGACTTCCCCTTCGGCGAGCGTCCCGACCGGGCGAGCTCGGCGGTCCTCGTCGGCCACGACGAGCGGGTGGTCCCGGTTCCCACCGAGACAGAGGACCACGACCTCGGCGCCGGTCGGCGGTCGGCTCGTCAGGCCGAAGTGGGCGAAGCGCTCGACCTCACGAAGCGTCTCGTGCGAGAGCACCGCGAGCTCGAGCGTCTGGGCCTTGGTCGAGTCGGTCGAGGAACGGACGACCCCGCGTTGGGCCAGCACCTTGACCCGATGCAGGACGGGCTCGACCAGGCGGCGGACGAGGTCGATGACGGCCACGCTAGAACCCTCCGTCCTCGTCGCCGAAGTCGAACTCCTCGCCCTCGTCCACCTCGGGCTCGGGATCGTAGGCGTCGGCGCGGGTGAGGCCGACCTCGGTCAGGGTTCCCTGCTCGAGGTCGCGGGTGTGGTGGAGCTCGTTCACGAGTAGGACCTGGTCGAGGCCGGCGCCGGGCAGCACGACTTGGGAGAGGACGTTCAGCGTCCAGACGCGGCCTCCGGGGCGTTGTCGCCAACCCTGGACGACCACCGAACACGTGGCGCTGCGCGCGGCCCGCACGGTCGCCTCCCAGCCGGCGCGATCCTTCGCGCTCTCGAAGACGAGCGCCCCCTCGGCGAGCACGAGGAGGGGCCGGAACCGCTCCACCCCGGGGTCGTCGGCGGTTGCCTCGATCAGCGCGGCCTGGTCCGCGAAGTAGTCGTCGGCTCCCGGATGCTGGGCGCGGACGACGTAGGTCGAGAACCGTTGGCGGAGGTTCGTATCGACCGCCCACTCGATCACGTTCCGGCCCTCGATCAGGGCTACCTGGGAGAGCTGGCGACCGGGCCGCTCGAGGAGGAGGGCGCCGTCCCCGGCCGAATGGGCAAGGACCCCGCGGAGCCGGCAGGCCCTCTCGATGGCACTCCACGCCGTCTCCCCCGGCTGGCGCGCGAAGCGGAGGAACGGTTCCGTCTCCTCCTCGAGGAGTGAACGCACCTCCACCCCGAAGGGCTTCGCGATCAGCTCGACGAGCTGCTGCAGGTCGACGTCGTGCCACTCGCCGGGGTCCGATATCTCGCTGCAGTCGACGAGGTCCGCGGTCCGGTCGCGGCCGGAGACGACGACCGAACGCTCGCGCGCGCCCCCGCGCGCCTGGATCGCGTCCACGTGCCCCCTGATCACGACTTCCCCGGCGAGTCTCACCGTCACCTCCTGGCCGGCCCGGATCGGGAGGGGGTCCCGGTCGGAGACCTGGACGGTGAAGGCGCCGGAGGCGGTTTCCATCGAGCGTGTGACCTCCACGCGCTCCCAGCCCGTGAAGCTCCTCCCGCCCACCAGGAGCTCGAGCTCGTCCTCGTCTACCGCGGGCAAGGGGTCACCTCGAGAGGACGAGGAGCGGGACGAGCCCGGGCAGGCGGAGCGGGTGGCGCAGGCCGTTCTGGTCCACGAGCTCCTGGGCCCGGCTCTCGTCCTGGTAGAGCTCGTGCGCTACCGCCAGGGCCGGGCGAGTTGTCGCCAGGGTGAGCGTCCGGAGGCTCGGTAGGTCGCGGTCGGGCGGAGGAACGGCGCGAGCCAGGGACACCCGGAGGGCCTCGAGGCTCGAGAGCACGTCGTCGGAGGCCTGGGCCTCGAGCTCGTCCAGGCGCAGGGCGAGCTCATCCCGGACCTCCTGCGCCTCCTCGAGGGTGCGGTAGTCCACGCGCGCGGCCGCGCGCACGGAACCCGCGAGCGCGGCCACCTCCACGAGCTCGGCCGCGAGCCGGCCGTTCTCGTGGGCGATCTCCCCTTGCAGGCCCGGCCCCGCGTCGTCCACGGGGGGGAAGTCCCGGAGGGCCCGGTAGGCCTCGAGCGCCCCGAGCGGGGTCGAGGAGGCGTCGAGGACGGCGTCGAGGGCCTGGAGCACCCGCGCCGCGAGGTCCGCCGGCGCGGAGATCAGGACCGAGACCTGGGTGAGGAGCCCCGTCAGGGCCGACTCGAGGGCGGCCACGTCCCTGGCTGGGCCGCTGAAGACGTCCAGGTGGCGGAGACGCGCCACGAGCTCCGTGACGACGTCCACGACGGCCGTACGCGCGCGCTCGACCACGCCGGCCACCTGGACCCTCTCCTCGAAGGCCTCCCCGGAGGCCGTCCCGAGAGCCTGTGCGGCCTGGTCCGACTCCCCCACGGGATCCGCGCCCGGCGACGGTTCGATCTCCTCGCCCACCTCCTCGAACTCGGCCAGGAAACGGACCATCCGCCCCTCGTCGGTCGTCTCCCGGAACCGGAAGGAGCGGCACAAGGCGAGGAAGGTCCCGATGGTCGGGTGGACCAGGGTCCTCCCAGGCTTGCGCGGGAAGCCAGGGGACGCCCCCTCGAACACGGCCTGCAGGCGGTCGCGCTGCAGGACGTAGTCGTCGCCCAGGAGGTAGCCCTCGACCTGGATCCGGCGCACCTCGCGCCCGAGCTCCTCGACGAAGGGCCGGTCGCGCAGCGGGTACTCGTGCACGGCCGCCCGCCGGCCGCCGGCGAACTCGCTT